TCCTTAAAGTTGATAAGGTTACCGTATAGGATAGCGTTTAATTGGTTTTCGTATTCCCGCTTTTGGGGATTGAAACCTAATGCCTTATTGACGTATTGCCCGAAACTAGCCATTTGATTGCTTTAAATTGATTAATACCATAAATACTGCTGTTAGCGTTAAATAGGTTATTCTACTAAAGATAGACCAATCAAATACGTTAAGATCGACCAATACAAACGAATGAAGCCCATAGCTAACCAAAGCCATGAGCAACAGTCTTAATCCAAATACTATCACTTTATCTTTATCGAACATAAACCTCTAATTTAAATCCATACTCAAACCACATTCTCATCATTATCATATCTGCGTAGTCAGGTGATCGCCCCAACAGTTCTTTAATTTTATCCTTTGGCAATACCTGCTTTTTACCATCCTTGTCCATATTGTGCTGTTTGACCTGCTCAAGCTCCTGTATGATCGCATCCTTGATTTCGCTATCATCGCAGTTTATGTACATCCCCACTTCATTGATCTTCTTTGCCAGAGCATAGTACATTTGGCTTTTAAGGTTCATGTAGTTTTCCGGTTGCTTTGTTTCGGGGTTGTCCAATGGACTTGAATTGTTTACAAATCCGTTTGAACCTTCCAGGATATCCACTACACCCCCACCTACACCATCTTCGTCGATTATGATATTGGACATAGGAACAAAGTATTGATCCTTTAATTCCTTGATTGCCTGTGCAGCTTCCGTAACCTTATTCTTAGCTATGGTCACTATTCTGATCAACCTGTATCCAGACCACACACCAATTACTGTTTTATCCCTTCCGAATCGGGCAATATCAGCTGTAATATACCTTTCCCCCTCTGATATGAAATCGTTGCTGAAAAGGTCTAAAATCTTGTTGTATTCAATCAATACCGCCGGATCATCATCATACTCCCAATTACCGAATAAAAGACGTTCCTTTTCATTAGTTGTTAAGGTTCGTTTAAGGTTTTCGAGATACCCTTTAGGCAACTTCTTATTATCAGAAGGTAATGCCTGTACGAATTTCCTCCATTCCTCAATCGTGCCCTTTTTATTCTTCATGTAATAGTCACGGTACAAATAGTTTTTTGAAGGGTTACAAGTCTGCAATAACTTAGGGGCAAGATTATAGACATCGTTCTTCCATCTTCCTATTGATGCGCTTAAGTTGTTCTTAGCGGCTTCTTCAAATTCTCCTGCCTCCTCTATCCAACCCCTAGTCATTTGCATTGAACCGAAACGGTAATATTGCGGATCTGATGGAAGATATTTAGCTTCCAAAAGATATACCCTGCTTTTGTTGTAAAGGGTAAAATAGTTATCTTGACCATTAAAGGAAAAGTACTTATTACTCAACCCCCAGTGATTAAAGACCTCGTGTATTGATGGTATCGTATATTTCCTGATATCATTTAGCTTCTTACGAGCTATGAAATAATGAGTTTCGGGATACATACTCGCATCACCAAATATCAAAGAACATCCAAGATATGATTTACCCGATCCTTTAGAACCCCCATAAGCGATATCTGATACTATTGGGTCATTCCATAGTACGCAGACTTCTTTTTGCTTATCGTTTCCATTGGTATCAAAGGTTATTTGCATTACTTAATCACCATGCCCGTAATCTGTTCAATCTTAGCACTTACATCATGTTCCTGCTTATCTGCCAAACCCAGATCCCTTGATATGATGTTTGCATTGAAAGCCCCAACTGCAGCACCTTCAAACTTCTGTGAATAGATTGTTTCCCTCACACGTGTTATGACTTCGGAAAAATCTTTGTCCGATTCCGTTAAATTAGCTTCAAAATCACTAAAATATTTTGTGTTGCAATCTAGGTATAGACATAATCCGGTTAAGGTGTAAGGTCTTGATGTAGGCACTCTAATTATTGTTCCTGCCAAATCTCCTGACTTGACAGCTTCATTCTTTACCCATGGGTTTTCATCGCACCATTGGAAGTATTCACAAGCTGCATCCCATAACATCTGTGGAGAAGTAAACAACTTATCCCTTCCATGCTTTGAACGTAACTTCCAGAATTGATTTCCCTTTGGTGCAGCCATGCTAAAATTTGCTAAAAATTATAACAAAACTAAGCTAAAATATTTTAGCTACCAAACAAATACTAAAAATCGTAGCAAAACGATTTATACTTTTGATTTCAAAAGCCTGTCATGTATATTTACATTAATGCTAATTGTGCAGAGGATTTAAAACGTGAAGGATGGAGCAGCATCAAACATTTGCAATCGCTAAAAGATTGCTAGACGAAATGGTTAAACAGGGCAAGAATGAAATTTCGAGTTCTGATGTAAGGGTTTATTGTAAATCTGATTACGCCGTAGAGTGCGTATTTACTGCTATTGAGATACTATTTGATCCGGTTGGATTTAGAATAGACAATAGTACAGGTGATAAAGTAGTGTACTTTACTAAGTAGCCATTTCACGCGGCCCTGTCATTAATTGGCAGGGCTTTTTATTAAAAAATCCCCTACCGAGCGATAGAGGATTCCAACTAACCAATTATAAACCTAAATTATGAAAAGACAAATTAAATAAGGGAGATCCGCACCTATCCTATTATCTCCCTTATAGGATTGTAATATGCGATAGGTCAAATATACTAATATTTTTAGTAATTACAATTCTTCGTTAATCTTATTTATCACAGCTGCCTGGGCTTCATCAATCTTTCTCCAATGATTATGCAAATACCCTGACGTCTCGGAGAACTCCGGGCGCTTATGATTCATTGCTCTAGATATGTAGTCGTCCTGGATATCACATTGATCACTGGCTATATTGGAAAACATATATCTCGCGGTATACGGCACAATATGAACCGATAGCTTTAAATCTCTTTCTAGATACCCCACTTCGAGTGATATGCGATCGTAATATTTAATCTTCTTTTGATAAATATTCTTATACCAAATGAATTCTTTAAGGTAAAACATTACTTCCGGCAACAATTTGATAGAGATAAATGCAAAGTCATCCCTTTTGTTTCGGGTTTTCCGTCGCTCGTATTCCGCGCGCACACCATTTTTAAGCCATTTCTCGCAATTGTCGAATATATCAGCGTAGTTTGCCCCACACATGTAAAGAGATAACATAAAGAAACTTCGTCCGGCACCGATATTCACGCCTTGATAATCCCGGATCATACGAACTTCTTCCAGGCTAATTAGGGGCCGTTTCTTTCTTCGTTCTTTACTAGGCTTGACACTATTAAACGGATTATACAATAACGGCATGTAATCGTTATCAGGATCATTTACAGATGTCATCAAATCATTGTACACCTTGCTCACCCTGGAATGATAAAGTCTAGCTGTATCAATTCTAAGCGGAAACTCTTGATTATCGATCATCCAATTATACCACGCCTTTACAGATTTTGTAGTGAGTTGTTTTAGTAAAATTTCTTCCCCAAAATATTCCTTGAGTTTTTTAATCGCTGTTTCGTAGCCCGAAATTGTGTTCCCTTCTCTCTTGTCGGATTTTAGATCAAACGAGGAAATGCGATCAGTATAAAATTTGCAAAAATCCATAGTTTCTTTTATCGTAGCACGCCTATCTTCCTGGTCTCCAAACTCTACAATTCTTTTAACGTCGTCGATCTCTAGCCCTTCTATATTAGATATACCGTCCAATCTCGACTTATAGAGTTTGTAGTCGTCCGAAAGATAGGATAGTATAAAATCTAAAGGTACCTCACCGTTAACAAGCTCGTCCCGGTCAATATACTTTTTAGAGTTTATTAGGCGATGCTTTCTCTTATGAGTTATGCGGAAATTGACAAGTACGGATCTCTGACTTGTATTGTGTGCTATTATTTTTAGCGTAGCCATGATTTTTTATAAAACATTTATAAAACAATTATAATAATACTAAATTACTTAGCAAAGTAGTTTTATTAAAAATATGGGCTTATTTGCTTTTAAAGTTGGTTTATATTGATTTACAGACTGTTACAAACAATATCTTTTATTTATCCTGTAGATTTGAAAACATCTATAACTATCTAATTATCAATACTTTTCTTTATTTCTAGAATTCTTATAAAACATTTATAAAACATGATTCTAGAATTCCAATACGCAAATATAACCCTTTGATTTAATATTTAATGTGAGTTAGCCACATCCTTTCTCTTCATACATTACGTACCTGTTGTTCTCAAGACGAAATCTAAGCTCATGCTTCACATCGAAAGTATATGTTTTTCCGTCGAAAGTGATGGTCACATCATTACCGGTAAGCTCACATCTGAATTTACCAGTCTGATTGAAGGCAGCTATAGTGACATGAGGGTTTTTATTCCTTTCATAATACATAGGGCCATTTAAGATGTACGAATTCATAGGCCCTTCATATGTGGCGTTAATCCTATTACCTACAACTTCCAACTTGGCTATGTTAGGATCATCTTCGGGGGCGATGTTAGGATCGTTATTATCTTTCGAACACGAGCATAAAATCCCCACTGCCGTAAGTAAAATTATTAGTCTTTTCATCTTTAGTTATTAATAACTCGTTTATAAAGTGCCAACACTGTGTAAAAAGTGTTGTTAATATCTTCGGCTTTTTCTTCGAACTCCTTTTGTCTCTTATTTTTTAGTTTACCATCTTTTATTCTAGACAAGTAAAGTTTACCTTCTGCTGCGTCATCCGTCAACTTCCGGTAGTGTTCTTCTGCTCCGCTAGATTTAGAAATTTCTATATTATAAATACGAATTACGGAACTACCATCTGATATGTCGAAATCCATTTTAAATCGCGACCAAACAGCAAAACCGAACTCGTACTTAACCCAACTCCTATTCTTCTCATTGAACGCAGTCTTTCCGATAGTAAGTATAGTTCCACTCGCAAGATCCTGTGTCTGTATAAACACACTACCTTTCTTAAGTGTGTTTTCAACAAAATCTATTGTCCGATTAAATATTTCCTCTTTTGATAGCTGACTATTTTCAATCGACAACTGATAAACGATATCGCCATCTTTATAAGGTAATTCTTGCGCCACGCCTAAAAGAGGCATTAACAGCAGGATAAAGGCTATAACTTTCATAACTTGCCTATCTAATTTCTGGAATATTTGGTCTATATCCTACTATTTTTCGGTAAATAAAAATTTGAAAAACATCATCCATGGGAATTATGTAATCTTCATACTTAGGATTGTACGAATGACATTTAATATATCCTAATTCGGTGTTGTGCTCAACGATCTGCTTAAAGACATTTCCGTCTCTTGACACTACTACAAATAGATTACCCCTAATAGGTAGTTTATCTCCGTTTTCTAGAACGTGCTCTTTAACCAGTATCTCAACGCCATCAGGTATTGAAATATCTGTACCGTCGGTCATGCTATCCCCATTAACACGAACAACTAAATAATTCCCTCGTTCAAATTCCCTCGGAACTAAACGCTTTTTTGAGTCCGGTAATACATCCACATTGGATCCCCCAAGCATTCCCGCGCTCGCTGATAAGTCGACGTATTCAACCATCATATAATCTTCATAAGGTATAGGTGTAATTTCTTCTTTTGGTTTGGCAAAGGTTTTTTCTATTGATTTATCAATAATTCTATGAAACTCGTCAGTCGTTTGGTACATATAATGCATCTGGTCCATATCGTTGTTCCAAATGTCCTTTTCTGCTACATTGAACGCTGTCAATATTTTTTGCACGGTTTCCCTCTGGAGATTACCCGATTTATAATATCTATTAAGCTGAACAGGCTTGACACCTAACTTTTCGGCAATCTCTTCGTTGGTTGGCCTTTTACTAAAACCATATTTGGGATACATGTTCTTGACCTTAGCAATAAAGTATCTAAATTTTTCTCCCTGATATACAGATTGTTGCATAATTATATACCTATTTGTATCTATATTATTTGCATCTATATCTATTTATATCTATTTTTGATTTATCAGAACGTCAATAGATATATTAAATACTATGCAAAGGTATAAATATACATCTATTATTAAAATACTTAATAGATATTATTATGCAAAAAGTATCATCATGTAGTGTATCGGCTACGAAACTATTAGAGAGCTTAGATGTTGGAGGACGAGTTGAAAGCGACAAAGCTTATAGCTATTTGAATACCCAACGGACAATATTTCAAAAACTCAATCCCGACCGCCGAATTGTCCTTTCGAAATCTAAATTCAAAGAAGGTGTCACCATTATTATGAGGGCCGAGTAATGAAAGAATTAATCCCACTTAATCGAGACAACCGAAACGTTCCTGTTTCCGCTAGAGATTTACACGCATTCTTTAGCATCAAGACAGAGTTTTCAAAATGGATAAATCGAATGCTAGATTATGGTTTTGAAGAGGGAACGGATTACGAACAAGTTATCGTCAAAAATGACGGCAACTCAAGAGGAGGAAGAAGTACACTTACTGATTACGCTATTACAATCGATACCGCAAAAGAAATATCAATGCTTCAAAGATCTGAAAAAGGCAAGCAAGCAAGACAGTATTTCATAGAGTGTGAAAAAGTCGCAAAACAGTCAGTTCAAATTAACCCATCGTCTCTTAGCAGAATGGATATCCTTCAAATGGCTATTGATGCAGAGAAAGAAAATCAAAGGCTTTTGCAAGTAGTTGAGGTGCAAGAGAAGAAGCTCGAGACTAAGTCAGCTAAAGAAGCTTTCACGGATCATTTAACTGATGAAGAACTCTATACTATTCAACCCACCGCGATTGCCGGAAGGTTAGGTCTTAGATCTGCGAACGAGTTAAATAAACTTCTTATTGAATTAGGCATTATTAGACGACTCGACCCGGATTACAACATGACTTCTAGGTATTACGACAAGAAGTATGGTAAACGCGTTGTGGTTAAAGAGATTGGCGGACGTAAAATCGAAGCATTGCGGTATTCGTACTTAGGGGAAGCTTTTATAGTGAATAAGATTAAAGGTCTTGACAGGACGAAGTACAAAACGCAGGAAATCTCGATAAGTGAATCATCTAAGGTAATATATTAATATGGATTCTTCGCTTTTTCAGCTCAACTTCTCCACCGAAAACAAAGAGGAATGGCATATCCAACCTATCCTTTACCTCATATCGTATGGTGAAAATAGCTACAAAACATTTGTAGGGTTAACATATGTAAACATCGACGAGGCGATGAAGATTGTTAGGGCAATAACTCCTTACAATTCAGACGCGATAATATCGTCATTAATCTTTCTAAAGAAAGACATATGCATCGATGATTTCGAATCAATAGGTTTCAATGAATGCGAGAATATAGTTCCTCAATATTGGCAAAACGTTCTAAAAGACATCCTATTCACAGATGGATTTAAAGACCTCATAAAAGACCTATTGATATGTAGGCCGTCTGATGGTCTACTATATGAAGTATGTGACTTAGAAGATGCCTATTCAATAATAAAAAATCTAGATAATAAAGTGGGTACTAATAGCGACCACCCATTTTAAAAACAAACCCCATAATACTAAAAAACAATTAGTTACAAGGTTTAAAACGACTTGTTCAGGCGTGAGCCATGTTCAAATTTTCCCGATAAGCTATAGGCAGTAAGGCTCGAAACCTTGATCGGGGCCAATGAGGTCAAAGAATCCCTTTTAAAGATTCTCGCTTACTGTAGCGAAATACACGAGCCGAGCTTAGGGGCTACGTAATGCCAAGCAGAA